TGTAAACCTCAGCAAAAATATTATTACGGTGAGGGGCGCCAGCTCGAGATCAACCCTCACCACTTTAAAAACCCTAATCCAGCACTAGCACCAGGCGAACCAGTCATTATCTACATCTTTATTCGCCAAAATCAAGCTAACCCATTCCTCATAAGACCAGCGCTTGGGACGGGGGACATAGACCTCAGACTGGGTATAATCTCTAGCCTGATCCTGTACAGTGTCAGAGCGCCAGGATTCAGGAATATCCTCCATTTGCGCCTCTAGCCAGTCCAGGAGACCATTGAGCCAATGAGCAGTTAGTGGATTGCCATAAGCATCCAACAGGTTGCCCAAGGCTCGTAAATACGTATGCTCCATCGTAGCACAAGGCCGCTCAGGATAATACATACGCACGAAGGTCTCCCTTGCGGGGCGATAAGGGATGGCCGTGACCACCTCCTCATCCTCTATCCAGACTCTTCCCTCTCGGAAGAACTTGCCCAGATATTGCACCCCTTTGAACCGACCCTCCTCTGAGAACACCTCCCCTACATCCTCATCCAACACGGTATCGGTTTTAAAGCTCTTCTCGCCTAACCAATTGATACCGAAAGCCCGCCATACATGTCCGCCCAATTCAGCACAAGAAACTTTATGAAAGACTGGTCCGCCTCCCAGGATATTGTCGTCTCCCAGGGCCTCCATCTCGAAACTAGCTAGTGCGGCATCCCATTCGGCTTCAGGTAAGCAACTGAGAACACCTGTGTAGCCAACCAACAACGTGCATATGCTCTGAATCAGAGAGTTGTGGTTGTGCCCCGAGGTCGTTCCCACCTCCTTAAACATGAGCCAACCATCGTCCCGTAGGATAGGTGCCGCAATCAGGGATTCTATAACAAAATTCCAGTAGAAATCAAACTCTTCGTCCATCCCCCGCACGAATTGTTGACGCAGTATCGCCACAGCCTCCCTGATGAGCCATGGGTCCAGACTAGCATCGTACTTTTCGGCGTCCATACAAAAGAAAACGTCCTTCTCGATCAATCTCTCAACAAATTTTGCTGGCTGACCACAAAACCAGCCCATACCCAACGATACAGGGTAATCCTCATCACAGTAGGCCCGGGTGGCCAGCTGCTCTGTGACCCCACACAACAACAGATCCCGATGAGACAGCATTAGCACTAACCTCCCCTTGGGCATCCCGTTCTCCCTCGCCTGCTGCTCGGAGCAGAGCACCGCCTTCCCCCTTCCCCCAAGCCGCACTGGGTGAGGCTCCACATGTTCCCCCGCCAATAATTGAGCAAAGCTAAGGCGGGCGTCCACCTTCGCTGCCTCATGGGCCTCCCCTCTATTTGCGTATCCCATAACTCGGTAAGGGGCCCCGGGATACTTGCGGGGTTTGTATTTAACATTATCGATATCTTCGGCATGGGGGAATGCTATCTTGTTGGGTAAGGCAAGAATCTTGGACACAAAATCCCGAGCGCGATTGAATGTTCTGGCATAGACGGGATTCAACTCTCGAGGGGCACGGTCGAAGTGTCGTAGGTGCCTCATCTGGGCGTCATCGCACACGGACATGAAGCAGAGTGCACTAGGGTCGCAACCCGGACCAGGAAGACCATGCTCACTCACGTATTGCTGTACCAGAGGATCTGGTGCTGCAAACTTGAGGCCTGGCTTGAAATGACGAAAGAAGGTGGGATGGGGAGCGACAGTGATGTGCTCAAAACGGGGACGATATCTTTCGCGTGCCTCATTGCGTGCATTGGCCTTAAAGTTCTGGCGCCATACCTTCTTGCGGCGTGTGGTGTAGCTGGCAGTGGTGGTCCTCTCGGATGGGTGACTCATCCCCTCTTCGCAAATGGCGTCATCTAGCGTCATCTCCTCCCATTCTCGCTTCCGCCCCTTGGCTTGGCTAACCTCCAGCCCCTCACCCGCCACCATAGAGAATAATCTAGACATTGTTAGGGATGGGAGAATACTTAGACTGACCGTTGGATGGACAAATAGCTCTCACAATCACCGATATTGTATATTGCGATGGCTCT